TCCGCCCTCTGATAAAGATTCAGATACTTCAGCAGCAATCTCTGCAGACACTTCTCCACCTTCAGCAATTGCTTCTAATACTGCAGAAATTTCAGATGCACCTAAACTACTATCGTTAATTAAATCAATAACAACTTCTTGAATATCTTCTACAGAAAGGTTTGCACCACTTTCTGATATTTCTTCAATAGATACTTCGCTTTCTTCAAATACAGCCTCTACTTCTTCTGCAGGAGTATCAACTGGTTCTGTATCTACTGGTTCTGTATCTACTGGTTCTGTATCTACTGGTTCTGTGTCAACTGGTTCTGTATCTACTGGTTCTGTATCTACAGGGGTTGTGTCAACTGGTTCTGTGTCAACTGGTTCTGTGTCAACTGGTTCTGTGTCTACTGGTTCTGTATCTACAGGGGTTGTGTCAACTGGTTCTGTGTCTATTGGAGTTGTATCTATTGGGGAACTATTGCCACCAGTAGTTAAATTGGAGCCTTGTGGTGCGGGTACAGAAATAACAGTCTCAGTATATTGACTTACAGGTCCAGACCAATTGGCAACTCTAACTGTATAGGTAGCGCCTTCTGTCAAACCAGTTAATTGAATAGACGCTGGTGCACCATCTGTATTATATGTTCCACCTTCGTATGGATTTTCTGCATCTGGATCATCCGTTACTACTTGATAAAACCAAGTGTTTGCTGTGTATCCTTCAGGTAAAGACGGTGTAATAGTTGCAGTATTTCCTGCAACAATTGGAGTTAAAATTATTGGGGCAGGGGTTGGAATGTTGTTATTAATTGCAGTAACTAATTGACTTGATTTAGTATTTAATGTTGACTGAAGAGAGGTTTTTGTTGATATCGCTGAGTTCACGGTGTTGGTCAAAGATATTGTGTTAATTGCATTTATATTAGAAGTATTTGTAGTGTTTTGAGCAACAACTGGGGTAAGGCTTGAGTTTAATTGTGCAATGGTTGCATTTGCTGCATCAACCGCTGCCTGAACTGTTGAAGTATTTGGATCTACATAAGGTGTAAAAGCAGGACCTTGACTTATTTGTCCAGCAAATCCAGCACCAGAATTAGTGTCTGTAATATTAATTACTGCGCCACCAGTTGTTTGTCTGTAATTAAATCTTGCTTGGTTTGGAATTGGTCCATTGGCAGTTACATCTGCAATCCATGCACCATTACTTGGGTTTACATCAGCATTAAATCTTACTTGAACCATTTGTGTTGAAGCATCCTGTTGTGGATAAGGTCTAAGATCCCATGCAATATCTAAACTTGTTCCAGTAGTTGCATAAGTAATACCTGTTCCTGTGCTCCATGTTGTCCAGTCCCATCCAGCAATAGATACGGATGGAGCATTTGGAGTTGAATAGTAATTTGATCCTTCATTCACTCCAAATGTTATTGTTGCATTAGAGCCTACATAAACATTGTTATAAACAGTGCCACCCATTTGCATTCCAAATGGAAGATTCATTCTAACCCCAGCATCATCGACTCCAGATAAAACGTTAGTGCTAGTTCCAATAGTTGCTTGTAAATTATTAACTGCTGTTTGAGCAGCATCAATAGCAAGGTTTGCCTGTGTTAATTCTGTTTGAGCAGTTGCTTGTGCTGTAGATGCTTCTGTTTTTGCTGCGACGGCTTCAGAGATTGCTGTCTGAGCCTCTGTTATTTGTGTTGTTATATTATTTATGGCGGTAGTTGCAACAGTTACTGTGGCCTTTGCATCTTGAACTACCTGAGAACTTTGATCTATTGGGGTAGCAGACAGGTCAACACTACTAATACTATTAATAGCGGTTTGAACATTATTTATTTCTGTATTAGCCAGAGATATTTTTGTGGCTACTTCTGCTGTAATACCTTGGGCTTGGGAATATTCGGTTTGTGCTTGTGTTACCTCTACCAAAGCATCGTTTGTGGCTGTAATGGCCTGCTGGACCTCTGTAGTAGCCGTTGTAAGGGCGCTATTAACTGCCTGTTGAGCAGGACTTACAACAACTTGATCTTGGTTATCCGTGGCTTTAGCATGGTCAGGGGCCATGATTCCAAAAATAGTTATGCATAATGCAGAACCTAATATAATGAATATTTTACGCTTTATTCTATTCAATTGGGGGGGTCACTCCAATGTATCTCTACAGTGGTATTATATCATTTATTAATTAATTAATGATAATAAGCAATAAAAAGAGGGCCAACAATTAAGTTGACCCTCTAATTTAGAGAAGTTAATTACTTCTTTTTGTATCCTGTAGGACATACAGGTGCAACGGCTGTAACCTTTTTAGTTAATTTACCCTTTACACATGTGATTGTTTTCTTAGGAGCAACCATTAATTGAAGTTGCTCAATTTGCTTTGTGATAGATGCAATAAGTGCTACGATTCCATTAAGAACCTCAGCATTGCTAATTGCGCCATCTGCAATCTTGTAAGATACAGTTTTTGCTGCATCTGTTGCTACATAGGCTGGAAGATCTACGATCATATTGTATGAACCATTGACATTGCCAACAGTAAACTTGTATGTCTTAACCCCTTGAGCAAATGTATCTGCTGATGTTGGAGCAGCAATTGCTGTTAATCCACCACCAGAAATGGCAACGCCACTTCCAACTGTAGAGGTATCTGCAACCTTTGCGCCATTAATATCAGTAGCAGAGATTGTAAGTGTAGCAATTTCTCCTGGAACATAAGAGTTCTTATCGAGAGATGCTGTGTACTTGTTTACGCCTAGACCACATGCTGCAACAAACTCGTTTGAGTAAATTTCAGATAGATCTGATAATACATGCTTGATTCTTACAATAGAAGAACCAGATGTAGCAGCGCATGTCCAACCACCAGTTTGTACGGCAGTAGCAGATGATGCCCCACCTACAGAAACTGCAGTGACTTGAGAAGTATACTTTGTGGTATCAGCAGTTGGAGTAACTCCAGCCAATTGATTACCAGTAGCATCCTTAACTACAAAGTCATAAGTTCCTGTGCGTGTTCCATTAGATAGTGCAATGTCAACACCTGTTACGGAGATTGATGCTGCACGACCTGTAAAGGTAATGCTTTTTGTTGCAAGAACTGTTCCATTGAATGAAACTGTGATTGTTGTGTTAACTGGCTTGTTAGCATTTGTAGCGCCTTGCTTTAGATAAAGCACTCCGCCAACTCCAGTCTTTGCTGCAGTTGAAACTTCTACAGATGGAGAAGCGTCCCATGCAACAATTGCACCATTAGTTGCTGATGCTTGAAGAACACCATTTGTTGAAAGTGTTGCTGCATATGCATCTTTTGCTAGAACATTTACGTAACCTGTTCCTTCGTTAACAACTGTTGTTGAACCAGCAACGTCTACGCTAGACGCCAAAGTTCCTGCTGTTGATGAATCTTGTACACGAACAAATGAATCGGCAACAGACAAAATATTTGTCTTTGCTGTTGTTCCTGCATAGATTGTTTTAATATCAATTGTAGAAGTAGTTGCGCCAACTTTCTTCTTTTGAGTTACAGTTACAGTTCCTGAACCATTAACAGTTAACTTAACATTGGTTGGCAATGTTACTGCTGTTGATGTTGTAGCCGTAAATGTAAATAACTTACCTAGATTAGTAAGCGTTACACCTGTAGGGTTTGACCCTGCTGCTGTGTAATCAGTAAAGGTTGCAGGACCAGAGATTTCTAACGAAACGTTATCATCTGCTGTTGCAGCCAAGGTATCACTTGTTGTTAATACAACAACTGCATTAACTCCAGATTCTGCCTTAGTTGTGTCTGTTAATACTGTTACACCACGAGCACCTGCTGCTAGTGAATCGGACAATACATATCCGTTAGTCACTGCTGCTTGAGCCTGTGGAATTGCAACAAAGAGTGTACCTGCTACCGCTGCAGCCGTAACAAGAGCGATCTTTTTGAATGAATTCATTTTTCTCCTATTTCTTTTTATATTAGATTGAATCTATCTAGATAATCTTTTACGTCATCTGGGATAGGTTTATATTGTATCACGTTGTCAGGAAGGCTGTCAACTTGCTTTGGCCTATCTTTAAACGTGTGTACTTCTATTTCTTGATTTACATTTTTAGGCGTAAAACTAATTGCCCCAAAGACTGCCCCGCATACGGCATCTGACAAGTCCTTGGATTTTTTACGTGGGTGATCAACTTTTTTATCATTGATAATTTTTAACTCCCCCATCTCGTCTAACAATAAAGGAATCATGGGCATGGCAACTCTCTCTTCATATACAAGCATTGCTAGATCTTCATAGTGTTTTTTGCCCACGGATATTGTTTCAGTTTTAATTCCGACAGATTTTAATTCATTTTGAATATCAAATGATTGCCACCTATCAAAAGAAACCAGGCCTATGTTAAATCCTTGCCTTCTTAGATTAATAATCCAATTTTTTACATCACTTAAGTTAACTGGTCCTTCTGTTTTTGGTTCCCACCACGCAACTGCGTCAACAATAACAATTGGAGCAACCTGTTCATAATCTTTTAATACTTGAAGACTAACCCATTTATCAACGTGTGCAATTGCTACGGCACACTTGTCATGTTTTTGTGCAAGGTCAGCATGAATATAATATATTTTTTCTGGATCTGGTTGAAAAGAAGAATCAAATCTTCTTGAACTGTCTACTGGATTTCTTAATGACATGCATTTTTCTAGTTTATCTCTTTGTTTAAAAAATGCATCAGAAGAGTATGTTGGTTTACAGGCAAAGCGCATCATGGCATCACCAAGGTCTGTAAAAAATGAAAGTTTAAAGTCTTCAATACTTCTAGTTGGATTTACTTCCCACGTTGGTTTTTTTAATGCAAGAATTCCTGGGAATTTATAAGACTTTATATAATCTTCGTCCCAGGTAATTTCAAATGTATTATCTGGATGATCTTCAGGTAGAGTGGGATTAATAATAAATTTATGATGCTTTTCAATTACTTCTTTTTCTGCAATAACATCGTCATATCTTTTTGAAATAAAGTCTCCAACATATCTAGGGAATGAAAGTAATGCAACCTTACCTAAATCTGGAAAACGGGAATCAACTGATCCACGAAATGCCTTATAAATATTTTCTGCAGTCTTGCCCTGTTCATTTCCAGTTCCAACTTCTGATGCAAAACCAGAAATTTCATCAAGCACTGCAAGTATTAAGTTCAAACCTTCATGCGATTCTCTTTCTGAATGTCCAGAATAAACCGTAATGGATTTATTAAACTCTACACTATCTGCTTTTGCATAAAATTTTCCTGCAAACCAAGGTGATCCTTCAATCTTTGTTTTAAATCCTTTAAAGAAAACATTCTTGGCCTGTTGAGCATTAATAGCAACGTTAATAATATCAATAGCGTCCCCTCCTGGCTTGCCAAAGTATCTTGCTGGATCTTTAAGGCATAAGAGTTTGTATACTAAGTATGCACAGCCTACGGTAGAAGTAAAGTCTTTTCCACTACCCTTGCCAAGTTGCAATATGATTTCATTCTTTGTATATTTGTCATAATGAGCACCGCCATCATTTGTTCCCATTAAAGACTCTAAGTCTTTTTTATAATAAATCTGGCTCATTGCCTCTACAATGTTATATTGTATTTCTGATAGTTGTGGCTGACCAAGGTAGTCAGGGGACTCAACAAACGTTTTTACGTCTACTGGATTTTCTTCAAAAACACTATCCTTTAAGACTTCTAAAAAATCATTGAATGTCGTGGACAATTGTTAACACCTCATTATCCTTAGCAATATCAGATAAACGTTTCATAACTTTATCTCTTACCTCTGGATGTTCGCTTGCGATGTCTCGTAAAATTTCTACAAGAATCTCTTGACGTCTTTCAATTTCTACCATTTCTTCTGCTAACTCTTTATTTTCTAGCAGTCCCGCCTTTTGAAGCATCTCAATTCTGGCTTTTTCAATATCCACAACCAGTTTAATCCCTTGAGTTTTTGCAGAAAGATTATTGCCAAGGCTTGCTTCATCAATAACTTCGTATGCTTTTGTAATTAGTTTTCCATAATGAGCATCCATTGATGCCAATGCTTCTTTTGCTCTTGCACGGATTGCATCATTTGCTGATGCCATCACTTTCCATTCATTTATTAATGCAACTACACGCACTCTTGGAATTTCTAATTCTTTTGATATTTTTGTTGGATCATTACCCTTTAGATATTCTTCAACAACCTTATTGACCTGATCTAAATGTTCTACTAACTCTGCTTCAGTTGACATTTGCGTACTCCCTTATACTCATATTGTAAAGACGGTCACACCAAAAAAGATGATAGGATGTTCCTACATGCTCGTTATCCCTAGATGTTATTGCAAATTTATCTCTAATTAAACTGTCTGCATGTTTTTTAAAAAAATCTATAAAATCAGCCCTTGGGAAAAACCAAAGTGTTTTTAAATCCATTTCTGGAAAATTGTAGTCCCATGAAAACATGTATAGTTTAATGTTGTTTGATTTACAATAAAGTTCTAAAAATAACAGATAGTGAAAAGTATTAATTTTAAGAACCTCTAAAGATTGCTCATCAGTGTCTTTTGTATAAGTTCCATGCCTTACTGATCCAGCCTCAAAATCCCCAGGAGACTTTAAGAATTTTCTGGTCTCTTCATTGATTGCAATATAATTTCTGCCTATTTCTGGCAGGCAAATAAAAATTTGATCTGGTTTGCCAAATTTATCTATATACTTAAATATATTAGCAACAATTTCTAAACATCCAATTCCTGGCATTGCTAAATTAAAATATCCAGAAACTTTTTTATTTTCTTTTATTCTATTGTATAACTTTTTTGACCAAACTTCATCTTCTTCTAGGCCAATTCCAAATGTTGTTGAGCATCCAGAAAATAGCAAATGTTCTCCTTCATGATTGTTTCCAAATTCTTCACATCTAAAGTTTTTAGAATTTAATGTTAGATCGACAAAAGATTGATTTTTAAATAGATGTCCCCATCCATCCAGATCTTTTTTAAATTTGTTAAGAACTAAATGATTCATTTTAATTTTGATCATTTTTTTCCTTGGCTATTTTTAATAATACTAAATATCCGATTAGATCGTCTATGTCGTTATCACCAACATAATCGGTACCTTTCATAAGCCTGCTAAGTTTGTCGTCAATTCTTACACGTAGTTGCTCTACTGGATCTGACTTGCTAAAAATTCTAACTGGATCTAAGGCAGAATCTCCATAGGCAATATTTTTTTCAATAAGCATTTGTGCAATTGAATGACAGGTTTGCCAAATATTAATTCCAGATGGAGCGCCTAGGGAATGTAAATATAAATCAGTGCATTTAAAATCTCTCACATCTTTATATACTGACTCAAGTTTCATCAGGCTCACCTTCCCAATCGAATACGTCTGGTAAATCTTTAAACGTAGAAATGGCATATGTTATACCAACAGCAGTAACTATTGCTGTCGTTAATAATATCTTTTTAGCCTTACTCATCTTTTTGACTTCCTTAATCCAAATTTTGCAAGGTATACGTAAATAGTTTCAACGCTGGTTCCACATTCCTTAGCAATGTCCTGTGGAGACTTTTTATCCATAACATAGCGCTTACGAAGCCAAGTCTCACTTGTATATAGTTTACCAGTCATAGTATTATTTGTCAACCTTTGTTACTGGATCAAGTCTATCCCAAAACCCTCCTGGGTTTCCTTGATACGCTTGCCCAGTTTCCCGATCCAAAAGAAGCCATTTAGTTGGAGCCAAGGTTTTAACTGTTAAGATAACATCATCTTTTTCTTCTTTAAAAATAAGAGGCTTTCTATTTGTCATTTAAAAGCCTTTATTAAATTATTAATTGCCCAGTATCCTATCCCACAAGCATCTGCAACATCGTTATCTCTAATATCTTTGTCATATTGAACGTTAATAAACCTAATAGTCTTTTCTTTTCTTATTTCACGCTCTTGTGTTTTATACCACGACTCTGATTTATTTGGGGTCTTACTTCTCATATCTATTTTTTCTTCTTTGCTAAATCGCTTATTGCCAATGTAGTTCTGCCAGGTTATAGGCGAAACAGATCCTATTTCTTTAACTCCACATTCCCAAAATGCTGCTAATATTGCTCCTTGGATTAATGCCAAATCAGATACTGTTTTTGGGCTATTCATAAAAATAGTATGCTCAATAACAACAACATCTATATTGTATAGATCAAACAGCGCCCTAGTTTTTGCGTATGCATCCCCTATTTTTTCATAAACTGTATTTCCAGTAAAGTTTACTTTTCCTACAAAATCTAATTTTTTATTATCAAAAATAGCAAAGGCAATGCTATTTGTGCTTGCATCGACAGCACAAACTTTTTGCCTATTTTCATTCTCAAGATTTATTATTTTTGCTATCACGCACAATTCCTTTGAGTTTTTTTAATGTCTTTTCAACTTCTTTGTTATTGACTTGACATACATTACAAAGGCTGTCGTCATTATACATAGATAAAACTATGCCACAGCCTCCAGAACATTTCTTTGGATTTAGTTTTCTTTTTTGTCGTTTAACAGAATTATATCTAGAAAATATTTTTTCTTTTGTAGCGCTTTCTCTGCAAAGAACACTACAATAAACCTGATAACTCACATTAGGTTTAAATTGACTATTGCACCAACTACATTGTTTCACTTAATTCCTCTAGAGTTTTTATTTTAATTACACCATCTCCAGCCTCATCGCATGTTTTTCTAACTGGGCAAGTTTTACACTTTTTAGAATTGCTTCTATAGTTTTTAATTGGTAACTGTTTATTTTTCCAAGCAGCAAAAACTTCATCCATCCAAGCAAAGGTGTTATCAATATATCCTCTATAGGTATCGTTTACTTCAATAGGGAAAAGTAGTAGTTCGTGATTATTTTTGTTTTCATAAATAATAATTCCCTTAGATTTTTTTAATATCTTCATATATATTAATGTCTGAGTAACGTGATCTTTTTTTGGCTTACCAGCCTTTTTCCTATATTCGAATACTTCATTATTCTGTGTTTTAATTTCTCCAACAATCTCTTCGCCATTCCAGACAAGCATGCAGTCGCCATATCCAAAAATTGGAGGACTTGAACTAACCACTTTAAACTCTGTGGTATTTTCTATTTCTTTTGTTTTAGGGTTTTCCTTTTGGAATACCTGGGCAATGCCAGAATCTAGCAACGCCTTTTCAATTCTGCTATGAGATAAAACTCCACTGCTCATATTTGCTATGTCATACGGAGTGCTGTAAGTTTCAAATATTGCGCCTTCAAATGCCAAATACCAATATCTTGGGCAAACACCATTTCCATCGCTATAAGTTAAGGTTGACGGAGCAAATGTCTTCTTAGTCATAAACTTTGGATCCTGATTTGCAATATACCCGCTGTTAATTTTTTCCGCTATACCAGAAACGTCAAACGCTGGTGGTGGTGCGCTGTCTTTTTTAATCATAACCTGCTGTAATAAGTTTTTAGTCATTTTATCCTTTTCTGTTTAATTAATTATATCAGTTATCAGCGAGTTATGTATTTGAGTGCTGAGACCAAGTTGTTTACGGATTCTGCTGCTGTGTAGTAAATATTTTTTTTAGCCCTATTGTTTTTATCTACATTGGCCATCCAGGTTGCCTTTAAAGAAAGTTTAGCAGCAATAGCCTGAAGCCTTACAATTTCAACAGTTGCCACAGCAATAGGAATGTCTGGCTTTATAATAAGTTTAGCGATCATCTCAAGAGATGTTGTTAATTCTTTATCATCCATGTATTCAGCAATTTCTGCCAATCCATTAATAGATTCAAGTGTTGTCTTTTCTGGCTCCATTATTTATTTCCCTTCAATGCCTCTAGTTGTTCGAAAAACTTTTTTCTATATTCTTTCATTTTTGGCATACTGTTATGCCTTTTGATAATTACGTCTCGCTCTTCTTTACTCATTTGTTTTTCAGCATAAGGCTGATGTTCAAGTTTATTGGAAAAATGAAATACAATAACTTCGCATCTATCATTTTCTTTTAATATAATTGGGTCTCTCCAATGAATTCTATCTGAAGCCTCGAATACCAAAACCTCATTATTCTGTAATATAAATCCTTCATCTTCAACAACAATTGGCCAATCAATATTGCTTGACATTTGATAATCAATACTAACTTTTGTATAGTAGTTTTCAACATCAAGGTGTGGTGGAAGATTTGGAGAATTGCCATTTCCATATTTACCAAAGTAGTCCAGATACTGATAATGTGTTAGTTCTAAATCTGGATCATCAACAAACTGTTTTGCTAGTGTTATTAATTTTTCTTCAATGTTTTTTGGAATAGCAAATTCAATTTGAGATCTTGACATTGACTCAATAGTCATTGGAGCGTACCTGCTAGATCCAGGCTCCAACATTCTATTTGTTTCTATTAACTCTCTTAATATTCTTTCTTCTTCTAAAGTAAAGAAATTTTTAAAAATACCGCTTTTTGTTTCCATCTTACTATATTACCACAAAAGCGATTTATTGTCAATTCTATATCAATTTTTATTTAAAAGCCCTTGTATGGTTGTTCTAGCAAAGTTATTACAAGCAACAACTAATCTTTCCGCAATATCGCTTTTATGATTTTCTTTATAGGATGGCTCACTATCTATTGAAAAATGAGCAAAAATCATTTCAATAAAATCATCATCTTTAAATTCTTTATATTCTCTCCAATGTATTTGATTGGTTCCAGAAAAGGTTAGGGCCTCATTATTCTTTAAAGTAAATGATCTGTTATCGACAATAATTGCCCAGTCTATATTTGATTTTACTTGAATATCAATTGTTACTCTTGGAGTGGAAAAGGCATTGTCAAAATGTGGAGTTAATATTGGCATTTCTCCATACTGTTTTGAATATCTTGCAAAAGAAATTTCTTGAAGTTTAACTGGCTCATCATATATTTCTTTAGCAATAGAGTTAATTTTATTTATTACTGACTCTGGCAATTGATTAAACCATACTTTTTGTGCATAGATTGAGGTAGTTGAAGTTTTTTCTTTTTGGTTTATATCAATTGTTTGGTATAAGTCTTCTATTTCTTGATTTGTAAAAACATCTTTATATACAGAATTCTTAAGTAATTTACTTTGCATTATCTTTAGGCTTAACTTTAACCTCAGTATCAACTATTTCTGTTTCTACCTTATCGCTGTTTATACCAGTTTCGTCCATTAGCATGCTTGATCTAAATCTCATTATTCGATCGTGATCTTTTCTTTTATACTTAGGAGGAATATGTGTAAACCAACAGAACATCATATTTATGTCTGTGTGTGCTGGCAAAACCTTTTTTTCTCGCCAATGCATCTGACTAGTGCCAGAAAATAGAAGACCTTGATTATCTTCTAAATGAAAGGTTTCTCCCTCTACAATAACTCCCCATTTTTCATTTGTTTTTAACTGAACATCTATCAAAAACATATCTACTGGGCGTGTGTCATAATGAGGAAAAAGTTTTACCATGTAATCAAATTGCGGACTGTACTTTACTATTGAGATTTGCTCTACTTTCATTTCTTCACCCATAGTGTCACTCATTAGTTTTGTAAGTTTTTCTTTTACCTGATCGCTGGGCTGAAGGTCAGTGTATACTCCTTGTCCACCCCAAGTTTGAATTTTAATTTTATCTTTTGGGTATTCTTCCATATCTTTTAGAATAGTGTCTATTTCTTCTTGGGTTAGTACATTATCAAAAATTATTGGCTTAAAATCACTATCTCTAATGTGCTCTTGGCTTTCAATTAAAGCCTTATATCTAGGTAAGTGGTCATAGTTAAAAGTTGACATAATTATATTATACCACTACCCTGGTCTAAAGGATTGCTCTTTTGGCTTGTATTTTTAGTGACTACTATGTCTTCTAATACTGATAACTCTATAATGGCAAGCCTAACCTTAGATTTTTCGTCCCCTATAGAAACAAAAAGGGCTGGGTCTTTATGATTTTTTATAGAGTCTGTTGTTATTTTTGCCCAAACATCTTTATTTAAAGTAAAAGATTTTTTAACTTCTTTAAAGTCAACAGTAAAGTTTTCCCAGGTTGCGTCGCCCTTTTGATTATTTCTTCCAGAGTTTTTATGTTGCTTGGCGCCAATTCTTTTACTTTCTGATCTTTCACTCATTAGCAAAGTCCTTTTTCTTTTTCTTTTTAGGAACAAGCGATACTCTTGATATGTGTTTTTTACTACACATCCAAGTAGCATCTCCCGTTTCTATCCATAATCTCAATGAAGAAACTTCTTCTTGGCATGTTTTACACGGCCACTTTCCTGGATAAATAGAGTATTTATTTTGCAAAATTATTAGTCGTCATCCTTTATTGAAAAATTAAAGAATAGTAAGTCAGAGCCACGGCTATCCTGATCAGAAAGAATAATTTTACAATCTTGAGACGTTGGAGATAGGGTAAGCGCATAATGTTGTTTTACTGTAAATGGCTTATCGTTAATCAAATATTTACAGTTATTGTCTGTTAACGGTATCATTAAACTAACTAACTTTTTGTTAGATTGGTTTTCATATCCTTTCATTATGCTTTCATTATTTACTAAATTTTTAACTAAATAAGCATTTTCGAATACAAGATCAAATTCAGCATGGACATGCTTCATAAATGTGATTACTTTGTTTTTGGCTTCTTCTGTAATATCGACAATTTTACTTTCTAAATTATTCATATTGTCTGGATTGTAAAAATCAAAAATATCTTTTCCATTAATTGGAGCCCTATACATTGTATTATGTGTAAGTGGTGTTGAGCCATCTAGACTAATTTTTTTAAAATCAGGGTATTGATTTGACAATTCTGATATTTGTATTTTCTTCCACCAATCTTCTTTTTTGAGTGATGGTGGCGCTTCAATTTTTTTATTAATAAAACTTGATCTTATTTTCATTATGTCTGAATTTTCTTTAGACATTGCTCTTGGACTCTTATGCTGTAACCAAAAAAATAAAAGATCAATCTTTGCATTTTCTTTTAATTTAATAGGCTCTCTCCAATGAATTCTGCCAGTGCCACAAAATAAAAGTGCCTCGTTATCTCCAAAGTCAAATCTTTTTCCTTCCATAAACAATCCCCAATTTTCCGTAGACTGAACATGATAGTCAAATACATACATTTCTACTGGACGTGCATCATAGTGTGGACCGAACTTTGGGTACCATCCAAAATCTGGGCTATACCTATTGCCCCCCACCTCTAAAACTTCCAACTCTTCTCCTACTGCATCGCTAGCCATTTTTTCAATTTTTTCAATAATGCTTTTTCTATTTAAAAAATTAATATCTAAAGTTCCCAAACCGTTGTATGCCTGAACATTTATATTTTCTGCTGTTACATTATTAAATTGATCTTTGATGTATTCTAATTCTTCATCTGGTAAAACATTTGTAAAAAGAATTGGTTCAAAATCTTGGCCATTTATTTTTGGTTGACTTTGAACTAGGCGAATATACTCTGGAAACGTTTCTTCATTATAATACTCATTCATAATAAGATTATACTCTATCTATAAAAAATAAAAGACTATGCATTTAGTTTATCCATAATAGACTCTTGAAGATCTAGATCCTCTTTTACACGATTAATAAATCCTTCTCTGCCCTGGACTTTTGAGCCATCTGGTAATATATACCAGGCTCCTGTGCGCTCTACTATGCCCCTTAATTCAGCAGTATCAATAAGATCAGCGATGCTGTCAACCCCAACTGAGTCACCTCTAAAGTAAAAATCATACTCTCCAGACTGAAACCCTGGACTTGTTTTTGAAAATTGCAAGTCCCACCTAATCTTACGACCAACCTTTTCTTCAATTAATTTATCACCTACAGGAATCTTCCCTTTAATTGCTTGATTGTCCGATTCTGAAGAAAATAACTTAATAACTGTTGAAGAGTAGAATTTAGTAGCCTGACCGCCAGTAGGCTGCTGGCTAGTATACATAGCAGAAATATTATTACGGCTTTGACTAATAAGAATAAAAAGAGTTGGCTTAACTTTATTATTAGCATAATTAATCATTTTCCAGGCATTGGAAAAGTCTCTTGATTCTGCTCCAATTTGTTTTGTATTTTCAAGTTGTTTAAGTTCATCTGAATCTTTTTCAAAATAGATTGCTGGAAGAAGTGATGTAATTGAATCAACAACAATTAAATCAACTCCAGCATTCATCAAATTTGTTCCAATATCTACCATTTCATTTATTGTTCGGCACTGAGAAACAATAAGTTTTGAAGAGTCTACTCCAAGTAACTCAGCCCAAACTTTATCATATGACATTTCTGCATCAATCCATGCACAAATTTTTCCTTCTTTTTGTGCAAGTGCTACTGTTTGTAAGCATAGGGACGATTTAGCACTTGATTTACTTCCCCATATTAAAACTTGGCGTCCATACGGCAAGCCACCGTTTAATGCTTTGTTTAACCCATAACTTGGTGTTGCAGCATATTGTGTTGGTGGAATCGTGTCTCCCGACATTACAGTCTTTCTTAACTTTGGATTAAGTTGCGCTAATACATCTTCTATGGTCATTGTCATTTTTTATTACCCCTTATCACTTTAAACTAACACATCCTCTAATATAATTGTTCCATCTTTTGTTTTTCCCAAAACAAACTTATAGGCTTTTCCTTCTTCAATATGCATGTATGCTCTTGCAAAAGATGTTGGAAATACTGTAATAGAATGCAAATCTCTTGATGTATCTGCTAAAGTTAATGATGCCATTTTTTTGCCAGCCTTAGTTGTTCTAGGTTTAAATGCTACCACAAACATTTCTTCTTCTGTAAAAGGCAATTGTTTGTATCCTAAAAATTTAACTAAAGCATTTTGAGACCCCTTTAACTGATCGACAGGGATAGCAGAAAGAATCCTATTATCATTAGCAAGAATGAGATACGTGTTACCTGCCTCAATAGTTGTCTGTTCTTCATCGAATATACCTACACTTCCTGTTTTATCTAATACTTCTACTCGTGACCAGCCAGTGCCTCGTTTAATATTTTTTACCATACCCATTAATACATATGATCCCTTTTCTTCAAAGTCCGAAACGTCTTGAATAAAGGCATGATAGTGTGATGGAAGCACAGTATTGAACTCAGGCAAATTCAAATACTCATAAAGATTTTCTTTAATTCTTTTATCGTCTCGTGGATTATCTTGAAATGTTAATGCTCCGACAGAGTTCATTGCCGTAAGGGCTCTACTATTTACCCCATTGCCTTTTGTAAAGGTAAAAGTTTCAACGTCCTTATATGTGTTAAATGGCCTTGCACTAATATATTTATCTGCAATCTTATCTGAAATAAACTTAATTGCTGTTAATCCAAAACGTATACCCTTGCCCTCAATTTCAAAATCTTTTGCAGAGTCATTGATGTGCGGCAATTTAACTGGAATGCCCATTCTTTTAGCCTCAATTAAATACTCTGTTCTATTGTCTGGGCTTTTTTCATTTTTTAATAAAGCAAACATAAATTCAATTGGATAGTAATACTTTAGCCACGCCGTCCAAAACGAGAGTGTAGAGTAAGCAACCGCATGACTCTTGTTGAACGAGTATCCCGCATGCGCTTCAAAGTCATGCCATAAATCACGAGCCAAATTGGGGCTAATATAATTAGAAGCACCACTAATAAACTTTTCTTGAAAAACATCAAACTCCCTAGCATTTTTTTTCTTACCGATAATTTTACGAACCTGATCGGCCTCAGACATTGTCATTCCACCAAGTTCTACGCAGGCTTGCATAACTTGTTCCTGATATAAAATACATCCGTACGTATCAGATGTTATTGTTTTTATTTTATCATGAAGATATGTAACTTTTTGTTTACCATGTTTACGTAAAATATAATCTTTTCCAATAGTATTCATTGCTCCTGGTCTTACTAGAGCGTTTGATGCTGCAAGTTCTGAAAGATTTTTTACACCCATCTTAACAAGAAGGTTTGTGTATGGTGTTGCTTCACACTGAAACACACCCTTTGTATATCCTGACGAAATCATTTCATAAATATTTTGATCAGTTAAATCAATTTCTAATAAATTAATTTTTATAAAGTGTCTTTTTTCAACCTCATCAATTGTATCTTTAATTACACTTAATGTCTTTAAGCCAAGAGCATCAATTTTAATTAAGCCAATTTTTTCAGCCTCTTCCATATTAACTGCCACAACAGGTATGCGCTCATCGGAACCAGGAGAAGAGCGTGTTTCCAGCGGTGCGTACCTAAAAATAGGATCTTTACTAGTGACAACCCCAGCAGCATGAATGCCAGTACCTCTAATACGTCCACGTAATTGTTCCCCCAATTTTTCTATCTCTGGATATTTTTCTCTAAACCAATGAGTTGTTTTACTCATACAGTATTCATCCCATGTATCTACTAACTTTAAAACTTTATTAACATCTGACAATGGAACATTCAGTGCTCTTGCAACATCCCTAACAACTCCCTTATCTTTAAATTCTAAGAAAGTTGTAATTGATGCAACGTGGCGATATTGTCTAACAAGATAATCTTTTACTTCATCACGTCTTGAATCTTGAATGTCAGTATCAATATCTGGAAAGTCATTTCTATCTGGGTTAATAAAACGAAAAAACAAAAGTCCGTGTTCGATTGGATCAATGTCTGTAATACTAAGTAAAAAACAAAGAAGAGACCCTGCAGAAGAACCACGACCAGGGCCAACCATAATGTCTTCTTTTTTGGCCCAGTTAATCATATTACTAACAACAAGAAAATATGGAGCAAAGTTTTTTTCACGAATAACCTCAAGTTCTTCCATTAAGCGAACTTCGTAAACATCGTTGCCAAGCCAATTACTGGTAAGTTTTTTTTCTTCCAAACCAGCAAAGGCTAAATTTGATAATTCTTGGTCTGGATTTTTATACTGAACTGGCAATAAATTTAAATGTTCTTTGATGTTATAGTCTTCAATTTTTGCAGCAATCTCT